AGCCAACGATACCGGCTGTCACAAGCGAGATTCCAGGAACTGACCCAGTTCTGCCAGCATTGGCTAAATAAAAGCGTAGCACAGGAGCGATCGCCCGATCGCTAAACGCAGACCCAGTGGGAGGGTCCCAGGCGAGGCCATCGCCTGTTTCTCCGCCATAATGGTTCACCTTGTAAGAGGCACCCCACTCCTGTGCTACACCTCCCGACAAAAAAAAACGGTTTTTGCTCCTCTGCACTAAATATTTCACTGACACACAAGGTTGGCGGGCCGGCTGTGAATACCGCTGTGGAAAACCCAGGTAAACAAAAACTGGACACGCCGTAGGTATGATCCTGTCAGCATACCCAAACATTGGACTGCAAACACCAGATCGATTAGGAACGAGGATCTGGACGATGCCCTGGCATCGGGTCGTGGCAGGTAGGGAAAAGCACAGAGTCCCGCAGTCATCACAATGCAAATACCTGCTTCCTTCCGGCTGAACGAACTCGGCGAAAGAGGATGGAGCCTGCAAAGGTTCCATCTGACTGCAGAATCTGGCGAAAGTGAGTTTTGAAAAAAGGCTTATGAGACGGAGTCGAAATAAGCGGATCTCGTTAGAGATCCCAAAACACTTGATCTCGCACCACAAATGCCGCATAATGACTGACAAATCTATCATAAATGAAGCACTACGCTAAATACAAGATGAGCCCTGGTGAACAGACTGAACACGACATCGCGACCTGGATGGCAGATCTGGCCGAACTGGGAACCGTGCGAGCGCCCTACATCTGGCCTGGTTCATGGCCCGAACGTGATCTCGCAGACATGGCGTCAGCATTGCCAGGCTGGCATCATGATTCCGCCTGGATCTACTATGAGGCCTGGGATCCAGAGATACCTGCGGCCGTGGCCCAATTCAATCGGCGGCAGCCAGTGTGGTGGGCGCAGATCATAGCCGCAGATTCCGTGTGGCGACCGCCGGTGGATCTCATCGCTGTGCTGGATCGCGGCGATGCGCAACAAGTGATCCTGGCCATGTGGCTGGGACTGGGAGAAACTCAATGACTGCGGAACAACAGGAATACATCTTGATAGAACGCCATAGCCAACCGGGCAAGAACGGCGTGACCATGTGGCGCTTGGTGTTTTACAGCCTGGCCACAGGCGAAGTGTGCGAGATGACCGTGGATTCCACCTATCGCAACTTCCGCCGATCGGGTTGGGAGCATGTGGTGCAAGATCCTTGTCCCTGGGGTGCCTATATAGATCTGCGCCGCACATCACGACGCACTGCCCAGGATCGGCCCGTGCTCACGGCAGACAGCCCCGCACGCATCGTGTGGCGCAGCGAAAGCAATGATCAGGCCTGGCAACTGGTGGAAGCGGACCAGCGGCAGCGCAACCCCACTGACTTCGAGAGGCTGTTCGCATGATGGATCTCTCACCCCGCCGGCGCCGCGGGCCCAAACCAGGTGGTAGGCCAGTGCGTCCACAACTGCATCATGGCGGCGCGGGACCCAGGCCCTTGATCTGGAAGACCGGACCAGATCCCGTGATCCATGCCCAGTTCGTGGCGTTTGGGCGTGCCCGTGCGCAGGCCCTGTTCCGGCAGGAAGGTTGGCTCATGACCTTTGCGGAGTTCCAGCGGATCTGGGGTCCGGATTGGCCCCAGCGTGGCCGGCACAGCACGGATCTCTGCATGACCAGATCTCACACGGATCTGCCTTGGTCAGCGGATAATGTGGAACTGATCACCCGCGCAGAACACAACCGCAGATGTAGCCAGCGCAAGATGATGCTGCGATGAAGTTCCGATTCCACCACCTGGCCATACCACACACCGTGACGCATCCGGACTATGTGGCCTGTGCCTACACGCAGAAGGTCTTGAAGTTCGCTCGAATGATGACTCTTCGCGGGCATGAGGTCATACACTATGGCCATGAGCGATCTGAAGTGGTGTGCACCGAACATGTTATGGTCACAGATGATTCAGTGTTGCAACAGGCCTATGGCGATCATGACTGGCGCCGGCATCAGTTCCAACACAATGTAGCAGATCATGCCAACCAAGAGTTCACCCGCAGGACCATACCGGAGATCAGGCGTCGTGTGCGACCAAACGATTTTGTGTTGTGCAACTGGGGATATGGTCACCAACACATAGCCAACTCAGTGCCTCAGGCCATCGCCGTGGAACCCGGAGTGGGCTATACCACGGGCCATTTCGCACGCTGGCGTGCCTATGAGAGCCATGCTGTGCGCACAGTGGTAGAAGGTCTGCAGAATCCACAGAACTGGTATAGCCGTGTGATACCCAACTACTTTGATCCAGCGGATTTTGACTACAGCGATAAGAAACAGGATTATGTGCTGTTCTTGGGCCGCGTGACGGAACTCAAAGGTATATCTACTTGCATACAGGCCACTGCGGCCGCAGGCGTGCGATTGATCATAGCCGGGCAGGGACGCATCTCAGATGTGGGTTGGCGGACCACACCCCCACATGTTGAAGAACTGGGCTATGCTGATGCTCCGCTGCGTCGGCAACTCATGCGAGATGCGTCGGCCCTGATCATCGCCACTACATATCTAGAACCGTTTGGTGGTGTGGTGGTCGAAGCATTGCTAAGTGGCACACCCATCATCACACCACATTTTGGCGCCTTCGCAGAGATACAGAATGGTGGCACTGGTTTCCTGTGCCATACCCTGCGAGACTATGTCAATGCCATAAAGGATAGGCACACCATAAAGCCTCGAGATTGCCGTGCCAGAGGTGAAGATTATTTGTTAGACAGAGTAGCACCCCAATTTGAGCGTTGGTTCGCCGACATTCAAGAGATGTATACCGGAAAAGGATGGATGGCCCTATGATCACATTTAGAACAGACACATGGACACTGGAAGGTTTGCCCAAAGATTTCCAGCAGGAACTGCAGGCCTTTGAAGTGCCCAACACTGATGATTTACCACACCGGCGCTGGGAGATTCCCGACAGCCAGTGGAGTTTTTGGATCTTGAAATATCCCATGGTGCAACAGATCCACACCAGCCGCGAGATCGATCTCGGTGAGTATAGGATGGCCAGCAATTGTTGGATACAGATACAGGCCGTAGAACTAGAGGTGGTGCGTGACTGATAGCCTGGTATTTGACTATGAGTTCATGGAGCAAGAACAGCGTCCATTCGTGAAAAGGCTCATGGCCTGGGTATGCGCACGATGCGAACCAAATCTAACTGATCTTGGTGCTGGCACCGGCATGTCGGTAGAGGCTGCACGCGGTTATGGTTGGGCTGCCCAGGGCTACGATGTGGCTGATCCACAGCATAGGCCAGACCTAGTGGCCACCCAAAGCCTTTTGGAGGTTGATGATCCTGCGCGCACCGTGCTTTGTATCGAAGTGGCCGAACACATCGAGCACAGCCTCAGCGATGAAGTCATAGCCGCTGTGTGGCGTAACACCAAACCAGGAGGTCGCGTGATATGGTCAGCGGCCAGGCCCGGACAGGGTGGAGTGGGCCATATCAACTGCCAACCACCGGAGTTCTGGCGTGATCGTGCCCAGGCACAAGGATTTGTGTTGCGAGAAGATCTTGAACAGGACCTACATCGCTGGATCACCGCAGGCTATCACATGGGTTGGTTTGCTAACAATCGCCAGATATGGCACAGACCCCGTTGATATATCAATGGCGCCGTGCGGCTGGCACTGATGTGACCGCCATAATGGATCTCACACGCGAGCATTTCCGATCAGAAGCCACTGCTGTATGGTCAATAGATGAGCAATGGTTTGGTCGATGCTTGACCGTGGACATCGTGAACCAGTTCTTCAATCCTGGCTTGGCCTTGGTGGCCGTGGCTGAATCTGATCAGGGTCAACTCTTGGCCTATGTGTGGGCCGAGCGTGGAGTGAAAACGGTTTGGAGCACAGAGGAAATGGTGGCCATCAAGATAGTGCATATCGATCTGGCATTATCTGCACGCATCCGCTTGCAACTCACAACGGAAATGATGGATCTCTGGGAACTATGGACTGAGAGTATTGGCGTGCCAGTGATCTGCAGCAGCACCATGCGTGCTGATCAATCCGCGTTCCTACGCTTGCATCAGCGTAGAGGTTATGACTGCAGGGGTAGTATCTGTTATCTTAGGCTAGGACCAAAGCAGGCTGGCCATGAAACCGATGATGGTCATGAGCACGCCGATAACACCAACATGGATCGCGTTCCAGCGGTCTGATTGCCGCTCGGTCAAGGCATGCACCGTGTCGTGGATGTCCTGGATCGTGACACCTATGTCATCGATCTTGTTTTCCACATCTTCAAAGCGTTTAGCCAGGGCTGCATAGCGTTCCTGGCAGATCGACACATGTGCTTCAAGATTGGTGGTCTCAATGGCGTGCATTAGAGGTCATCCAGGGCCATGAATTCCGGAGTCAAGGTGCTGTCTAAGAACCACATATATTTGCGGAGAACCCGTATCTCACCTTGGGCAAAGTCTGCTATTTCATCAATGCTTTCATCGGTGGCCTGCACAACCAGTTCTTGATAGGCAGAGTCCAGTTGCTGGATATTGTCTCGCACCTGCAGCAACATGTCATCTGCGGTGCCTACGCAGGGATCATCTTCCACAGCACTTTCTGCGATCACGCTGCCAATGTTGGCAGGCATTTTTTCTCCCAGCGTTCGCAGCAGTTCAGCCAAGACATCAATGTTGGATTGCAGGTGTTCGTAGATTTTGCCCAGCAGTTTGTGATCGCTGTAAAAGTTGCGACCTACGATGTTGGCATGGGCCACATGGCTGCGATAATAGGCCACAAAATTATCGCGGAATACCTGTTGTAGTTGTGCTTGTGTGTTGGTCATTGTTGTCCTTGCAAGGCTCGGCGTGCCGCTTCTTCACGGATGCGTCGATCGTTTTCAAGATATTGATTTACTGTGGTATCATACAACATGCTGCCGTATGCTGCTGCACCGGGCACTATCTGTGTGACACCTTGCGTGACTTGTGGCACACCTGGCACGATCTGTAAGGGATTGAATTGTTGCACTGCTTGACCTGCTGTCTGTGCACCTTGCTGGAAACCCGCACCTGGAGATTCTGGTGAGCGTGCTGCACCTAACATACCGGCACCAGTCTGCAGGCCCATGATACCGCCTGTGGTTTGTGCACCAACTCGGGCAGTGCGTCCCAGCACACTGCCTGCGGCTTCTTTGCGTGCCATGCGTTCGATGGCATCCAGTTCTTTCGTCACTTTGTTGAAATGTTTCTGGGCTTCTTCAGCGGCCTTGACATTTTGCGGAGTGGGGTTGGCACGGGCAATAGCCTGGCGGGTATCTAATCTCGTGATGGCATCGGTATACATGCTTTTGTTGGCATCAACAGCCCGAGTCACTGCAGTTTGACCTGCGGTCTCTACCGCTTCGCCGCCCATACGACCACCGATGCCACGCACTGCTGCGGTGCCGGCTTTGATGCCCAATCGCACAGGATTGATCATGCCGGCAATATCACCCGCTGTTGACGCCGCTGGATAGTCCTGTCGCATCTGATCATAGTAAGCACCGGATTCGGGATTGATAGCACGATTGATCATTTCGGGTGCACCAAACAACAGGCTGTTGGACAGATTGGTAGCAAATGCTCCTGCAGCACCCAGGGCTGATGTTTCTCTTGGCTGCTGTTGTGGTGCCTGGCTTTCAAGATAAGAACGGATCTGCTCATCTGTGGTGCCCTGTGGCACACGCAAGGTGATCTGTTCGCCGCGGAAGTTGACTGTGACTTCTTCTTGCATTATTGAACTGGCCTTCTGTTGATCACCGAAAATCCGGTGTTATTACCACCGGCTGCCGATGGCCGGGGGATTTCGGCTTCGAGTTTCTGCTGCAGATCAAGGAAAATTTTGTTGCCAATAGTTTCATTGAAGTTGTTTTGTAAAGTTGCCGGACTCAATCGTTTATTTGCACTGCCGAGATATTTGTTGAATTCTCGATTGTATTCAACCGTGGCACGGGCAATCAGAGCCTGTGCTTTGGCTGCTTGTGCAGTGTCAGTGATGCTCACAGCAAATGCACGCACAGCACGCTCCTGTTCTGGCGGCGTGTTCAACTGCGTGGCTGATAGTCCAGAACCTGTGATACCATCCAACTCTAAACGACGCACATCATTCATGAGTTTTTGGAATTCAGGACGCTCGGATTCAGGAATCTTGGCAAGTATTGCCAACCGGTTTAGAGCCTCTCTGGATTCTCCATCTGTTCGAGAATCTCTAAAGGCTCGAAAAGCATCACTACCAATCCATTCGCCAAAAAACTTTGGTTTAGTTTCAGTGTATTTGATAACACGATCTATGGTGGCCAACTGAGCCGGGGCCCGCCTGGCTTTCTGGCTGGCTTCTGTGGCCAAGGCCGTGTTGGTCTTGATGTTTTCTCTTGGTTCGGTTTCTGCGGTAGCGATGGCTTCTCGGCCAGCGGCTGCTCGTATCTCTTGTTCAGTTTTGTATTGCCCTGGTGGTTTGATCGCCGGTGCCGAACCAGGGGCTCCTGTCACGGGCGACAGTTGCGGTTGCGTAGGTGTCAATGCCGCAGGTCCGGTGCCAGGTGCAGCAGGTGTAGCAGGTGCTGCTTGTGGTGCCGCAGGTGCTGGTGCCGCAGGTTGTGTCTGGACAGGTGTTGGTGCTACCGGTGCTGGTGCTGGTGCTTGTGTCTGCACCGGTGCTTGTTGTTGTCCAAAGATAGGTGCAGTCATTGGCACTTGGCCGGTCTGTTCCACTGCTCCGGCACCATAGGCACGACCACCAGCCTGCTGTGCAGCCAAATTCACATCCTGTGTGCTGCGGATCAACTGACCTTGTGGCACAGTGCCCGGGGTGATAGGCACCATGCTGGGATTGGCTGGATCTTTGGGATTGAACACTTCACGGAACGCATTACCAGCACGGTCAACAAATAGTTCGCCTTTCTGTGGCAGGCCAGTCTGTGGTGCGGTATCGGATCGATAAGTGGCAAAAGCCATGAGTTCCTGCTGACCCAATGGCCGTCCGGTTTGATCATAGCCGCTGATGGGTTGGCCCAGGCCATCGAATGTGATACGGGCACGGCTTTTACCATCCGGGCTGGATACATTTTCGACTGTGCGGCCGGCACCCAGTTTGCGTTCTTCTTGCAGGGCAAGATTGGTCATGCCCAGGGCTTTGTAAGCCATGAGTTTGAGATAGTTGCCACCTGGATCATCGCTCTGCAGACCAGCGGCTATTTTGTTTTGATCACCAGATTTCAAGGTCTGTTGTGCTTGTTGCTCACGCTTTTGATTTTCTGCTCGCTGCCGGGCCATGTCTGCGGCCATGGCTCGCACATCTGGTGGTGTGTCGGGATCTTGCATCAAGCGTTGATTCACGCGATCATTGACCATGGCACCCGACAGAAGATTGTCATAGTTTGGACCACGATTCATTATTTGTATACCAGATCCCAATGCGGGCGGTTCTTGTGCTGCAGGCATGGTCTGGGTGGGTGCAGGCACCTGTGCTTGTGGCATGGTCTGTGTGGGTGCAGGCACCTGTGCTTGTGGCATGGTCTGTGTGGGTGCTACTGGACCACGACCTTGCATGATGGCCTGGCGTTCCCGTTCCAATCTGCGGCGGCGTTCTTCTTCGGTTTCATACATCATTGAAGCGGGATCTACCGGAGCAGATCCACCAAACACGCCACCACCATAAACATTTGAATAAGCCATAGATTATAACCTTGGTAGGGGTGATGAAAAATCAATACCCATCTGATAACGACTCTGGTTCTGGGTCATGCCCTGTGTGCCAGCGAAGTTAGGCGAGTATGCTGTGGCAGGTGTGCCAAATATCACTGAAGCATACTTGTTGTAGAGTTCTTGAGGTGTGAGTGCTGCCGTGATCTGCTGACCAGCAGCACCAATGGCCTGACCCAGTCCACCTTGGCCCAGACTTGCCAAAGTCGATCCAGCCTGTGCTCGTTGTTGTGCGATGTCACGGCTCATCTGTGCTGCCGCGGCCATCTGGGCTGCCTGCGTCTGTCCTGCCAGGGCTGTGTCTGCCAAGGCCTGCCGTGCCGAACCCAACTGTCCCGCACCACCAAATGCGGCACGCTGGTTGGCCAAGTTGGCCATGTATTGTTGCTGTGCGGGCAACATAGCCGCGGCCATCTGCTGCGCTTCATAGTCTCTGCCAAACAAATTCTGCAGGCCGGCGATACCGGTCCTCAGAGCCGACTCACCGGTTGAGCCTAGGGCCTCTTGTGCCTGTCCTGCAACACCAGCCAGATTCTGGCCAGCGTATGTGACTCCGGGAGCGGATAAGTTGTAGATGTCTCTGGCACCACCCACGGCCTGCTGGTAAGCAGGTGCGATGGTCGAAGTGAAGAAATTGGTCTGGGCACCAATCATGGCCCGTTGTTCGGGCGTTAGTTCTGCTGTTTGGACGGTGGTTCCGCCACCTTTTCCTGCACTCATTGGGTGCCTCCTTTGATCAAGATATTTATGGGTTTCATGCTAACTGTCATGCTATGCCGCCACTGGTGCCGCACCTGGCACTGAATATTGGCCTGCCTGCGGTGCTATGTTATACACATAGTTGGGCTGGGCAGGCAACTGATACATGTTGTAAGGCAACATTGGTTGCTGGAATTCAGCGAATGAGGCCGGCATCAGGTAAGGATTGACCTCATAAGGTGTGATAGGTTGCTGTGCACCTATGGGTTGGTTCAAGGGTTCGTTGCCGCCGATCTGTCCTGGGGTGGGCAACTGGCCAGGTTGGATGGGCTGTAGGTTGGCACCATACACCGGCACCGGCGGTTGGCCCTGTGGTTGTTCAAAATAGCCTTGCTGGATGCCAAATGGTTGCGCAGGCTGGAATGGCGATGTGCCATAGCGACCCAGATCATCTGGTGTGGCGAAGAACGGTTGGCGGCCATAGTAATATTGGGCCTGCACCGGAGATGTGGTCTGGTAAGCCGGACGGATGCCAGCACCAACCAGGCCTGGATTCATGCCAGGATACTGCAACGGGATCGACCACGAAGGATCTGGAGCCGCTGGAGTAAATGTGCCCATGTCTGGCCGCTGTGGTGCGGGCGGTGGTTCTAATGGATTGGGGATGGTGGGCGTGGCTGCGATGGCCCCCACATCATATCCAGGACCCGCGGGCTGAGCAGGTGGCATATAGGTGCTGGGAGGTTGGCCTTGCCCTTGTGAAGTGAAAGCACCTGGTTCGTTGGTAAACAAACTGCCACCTGTGGCCGGCTGTCCGCCTGCACCAGGCACACCACCTATGGTGATAGCGATTGTTTCGGCATTGATACCGCTGGCAGCGAGATTGGCTGCTTCTGCTGCTACCACGGGATCCACACCAGCATATTCTAGATTTTGTTGTATGGCGCCCACATTGTTGTTGGTCTGCTGTGCCAACTGCACCGAATCTGCCGCGATCATCTGTGCTTCGGTCTGGTTACCATAACCCGGGATAGGTTGTGGCGCAGAAACAGGAGGAGCGGTCACCGTTGGCGTTGGTGCTGGTTGCGGTGTGAGATCCACTTCGGCCACACCAAAATCTGTAGTGCGAATAGGCCCACTGGGTTCTGTTTGTCCTGGGGCGATGGCCTGTTCGGTCATGGTCTGTGGCTGTGGAGGCCGTGGTGCAGCGGGTGCTTCTGTGGTGGTGCTGGGGATGGTCTTGGGAGGCTCTCCAATCCAGGTAAGACCTGTAAATGCTTTGTTGTTGGTAATGCCGTTGCCTATGGCCGCTGCTGAGTAGTTTTCCACCGCAGAATTCGCGGCGTAGGCAGCGACCTTGGGATCAACCCCCATAGCGATCAAATCTTGCGTGATAGCAGGTGCAGCAGCACGACCTCCTTGGCCATTGGCCAGCAAGGCCTGCTGTGTCATTTTGGCACGCTCGCCAATAAACAGGGCATCTTCGGCCTGTTGCACAGATTCCAGGGCCTTGACATTGGCACCACCGATGATAGATTTGTCAACACCAGTGGCTCCACCTGTGTAGAGGCTCTTCTGGCCACCTACAGTCATGCCACCATATTTGTTGCTCAATGCTGTGGCTATGCTGTCTGCCGAACTACCTGTCACTGCCAATCGTGCTGCTTCTTGTGCTACCGAAGTGTTGAGTCCGCTGTCGGTGAGGATCTTGCTGATCTGTGCTTGACCTATGCCAGCATCCGCAAGACCTTTGGCATCGGCTGCGGCAAACACAGCGTCATCAAACTGCTTCTGTGTGATCTTGGCATTGGTTATTTTGCCTGCATTGATGGCATTGGAAGCGATAGTGGTGAGATAATTTGCGGCACCACCCGTGGCTGCTGCCGTGAGTATCTGGCTCACTGTGCCACCACGCAGGGCTGTGAGACCACCGGCCAGGGTAGCAGAACCAATGGCACTTTGTATTGTGGGTGCTGTGACCCCAACCAGACCACCCACATATTTGCCCACGATGGGTGTGAGGTAAGCACCCAGGCCCGTGAGTGCGGCTGAAGATAATACTTCTTTGATCGATCCGCCGCTCAGTGCTGTGACACCACCGGCCACCACAGCGGCACCCACAACAGGTGCCAGTGCGGCTGACGCACCCAGCGTGGTTCCTATGGCCGGCAACAGTGCAGGGAACGCGAGGGCTACCACTGGCAACACGAATGGTGCCACTGTTTTGACTACTTTTTTGATGCCTTTCCAGAGATCTGAAAAGAATCCATATTCTGGCAGGCCTGTTTGGGGGTTTATGGTGCCCACACCGCCCATGCTCGCCAGCACAGCGGCTTCGGTAGGATTGATGTGTGCCAGCATGGTATCGCCCATGCGGCCAGCACCAGCCATGGCCTGCATCTGTTCTGGTGAAACAGGTCCTGTGGGTTCAGCCGCAGATTGCTGTGGTTGGGCCTGCATGCCCGCTGCCACATGGCCTATGGCCACCATGGCTGTGAGTTCTTGATAATCTGGTTCTTGCGGTATGTCTTCTTCGGGCAGACCTTGATCTCTCAGCCATTGCTGGAAAGCAGGAAACTGGCTGGGATCAGTGATGACCTGCTGGGCCCATTGACCAATTTCCGCCAGCATCTCGGCTGGTAAGTTGGCTTCTTGTAGTGCGGCTTCGATCTGTTGTTGGCTCTGATCGGCCTGTTCCGGGGTCCACACTTCTTGTCCGAGATTGAGATCTGCGAGATCCAGTTGTTTAGTCATAATGATATTTAGCGGTTATTCGCTGTCCTTGGGTTTTGGTATGGCCTGTTTGATCTCCCACAAGTATTGGAAAAAACGACCTTGTTGTGCATCAGGACCAAATAGACCTTGTTGGATATCATGATAGAGATGATCCAACTGTGTTTCTATGTCATAGAAATATGCTCGCTGGCTCTCATAGGTCTGCGGCTGGCAGATTAGAGCCTTGGTATGTCGGGGTTCGGCGAGATCGGGTTTCATCAGGAAGGACTCACATTGAAAGATATATCAGTGATTGACATGGTGCCTACAGCACCAGTGGGCGATGTCACGCGATCGTTATACACACCAACACCAATCACGATGGTAGATCCCAGCAGGGCCGTGCCGGTGGAGAATGGTATCTGTGTTGTTCCACTGAGTTGGAAAGCGCCATTATAGGTAGTGACACCGGCACCTGTGAGATTGCGACCAAACTGCGGTGATATCAGGCTACCAGGTGTGTTATCTGCTCCGGGATACAACGGCGTGGTATTGAACGGCACCAATACCGGTATGTTGTCGCCACCATAGGTATTGGCGGGATTGAGTGCGGCGTAGTTGGTGAAGATAAAAAAACCAGCACCTGTGGAACCAGGAGTGAGACCACTGGCCACGATGTTGCAACTGAAAATCACGCTATAGATCTGTGCAGAAGCACTGGTGATCAGGCTCAGGGCTTCTGTGACAGGAATGTTGATACGAGCCAGGGTTTTCCAGATGCCAGGATTGCTGCCTGCGGTGTAGGTAAAATCATAGGCCGCCGCGTTGTTCAGCGTGACATTGGCAAACGCCGTGGTAGTGCCCGCTGCTCCGGCAGGGATCACTCCAGGCACTAAGTTGGTGGCCGTGACCACTCCGGCATTGAGTGAGGATGCTGTGATGAGATTGCCCACAGTCAAATTGTTGCCAATGCTCACGGTGCCACCAAAACGGGCATTGCCGGTGCTTCCTTGCAACCAATATCCAGGGCTGCTGAAGTTGCCCACAGTGGCACCAGTAGATTGGATGTCTTGGGATATGATGAGATTGGCCGCTAGTTTGTCAGTGGTTATGGCATTGGCTGCTATGGTGGCTGTGGTCACAGCGTTGGCCGCGATCTTGCCAGCGATCACCGCATTTGATATTATCTTGTCCGATGTCACAGCATTGGCTTGGATCTTTACAGCGGTCACAGCATCGGCCTGTATGTTTGTGGCACTAACAGCATCAGCGGCTATCTTGCCTGCTGTGACAGCACCGGCCTGTATCTTCACTGCTGTGACCGCGTCAGTGTCAATCTTGGCTGCTGTAATGGCGTTGGCGATAATCTTGTCCGATGTTACGGCATTGGCCTGTATTTTTACTGCCGTTACAGCATTGGCATCAATCTTGTCTGCTGTCACAGCGTTGGCCTGTATCTTCACTGCCGTTACAGAGTTAGCATCCAGTTTGTCAGTGGTGACGGCCGATGCCTGTATCTTGCCTGCCGTGATGGCATTGGCCGCGATCTGGTTGGCTGCTATGGTTCCTGTGACGATGAGATTGCCATCTATGACCTGTCCTGTGACATTGTTCCAGTTAGTGCCATCATACTGCAAGACCACACCCACATTGGTGACAGGGTAATAGAACTGTGCGGTGTCACCCGTGATGGGTGATAAACCTACACCTATGGGTGCTACCACATTGGTGCGAGCGGCTGAAAACCATCCGGTCAGCGTGGCGGCAGACGCTCCTATAGGAGTGGCGGTGGTGATCACGAATGCCAAGGCTATGGGACCGCGTGTGCCTGGTCCAGTGGCTCCAGCAGGACCTGTGGCTCCATCTGCTCCTGTGGCACCTGTAGGACCTGTGTCGCCTTGTGGACCGGTAGCCCCCGGAACACCCACAGCACCTGTGATGTTCACATCCCAGGAACTGTAGGTGCCAGATCCTGTGGTAGAGGTGACATTGGCCACCATCTGGCCATTGCCGGTAGCGTAAGTAGTCACTGTGCCTGTCATTTCATTAGTGGCGTCGTGTGCGATCAACACTGATTGGCTGGGCGTATAACTCAATCCTGTGTCAACCGTGAGCGTTTTTGATCCAGTGCCAATGGTGAGCGTAGTGGTGCTGGTGGTCGCATACTTGTCGCCAGCAGGGCCTGAAGGACCTATTGGACCAGACGGACCACTTGGACCTGACGGTCCTTGAGGACCACTGGCTCCTTGCGGACCACTGGGTCCTTGTGGACCCGTAGGACCGGGTTGTCCTGCCACTGTGACATCATCCAGATCGATGGCCACGCCATCCTGCACCTGGGCAAAGTTAGAGCCAGGCGAAGAAGTGGCCACTGTAAAGAATATCTGCCGGCCGCCCACTGCTGTGTAGAACAAGAATTTGTTGGTGGAGAATCCGCCCGTGACCTCGGTCCAGATATAGTCTGCGGGATTGTTAGATCCCGCACTGGCTGTGCTGTTGCGTAAACCAAAATAGGCACGATTGGTAGGCGAACTGGAAAAGTCCTGGGTGCCTGTTTCGTTGTTGGCATATCGCACATTGATGAATTGATAGAGATAGCCTACAACAGCAGGATCGCCAGGTGCTGTGATCTCGCCAGTTTGTATGTTGGCCTGCAGACCCGATCCAGCCAGGTTGGCCAAGGCATAGTTCACAGCCTCGATCAACTGCTGATCACTATCTACTGCAAAATAGGTCATCGAGCATCCTCTGTGATGGTGATCTGCCAGTTGATGGCCGTCATCTGCCAGGCATCAGTGGTGCTTGCTTGCTCTACCTTGATAGAGTTCACGCGGAAATCATTCTGGTCGATCTGCACCCAGGGATTATCACCATCTATGTCAAAGTCCACAGTGGGTTTGAATGTTGGCGTTTGCCCCACTGACAGCGCACCACCGATGGTCACATCCACATTGCCTGTGCCTGTTATCTCTGGCAAGGCACGATGCAGCAGGATCTGATTTGAATATTTTTGTCCATAACTGATGTTGTCTCTGCGGAATAAACTGTCTATAGCGGTATCGTTTACAAAACTGGTGCCCACATCTTTCTGTATGAGTCGGCTCTCTGCCACAGCACTTGAATATACCACACGCCGATCGGCGTCTATGAATCCATCAGTGCTGCCATCAGCCAGCACACCAAACAACGGACCTTCGGTGGCATGGCTGGCCACATACACATCTCTGGGCGGATTCCAGATGTCTAGATCATAGCGATATGAGATCATTTTGTTGGGCCAGCCTGTTGAATCTGCATCAGCATAATATAACTCGATCTGGTAGCGATCGGTGTTGTTGATCATGTAGGTCTTGTCAGCGTAGGCTTCGTTGAGGTTAGCATAGAAATAGTTCTTCACACGCTGATCACCGATGGGCTTGAAAGCACTGCCGTTGAACACCCAGATGTCACGGGCATCTACACCATACACCACACCATCTGCGGCTGCCCAGCAATTTTCGTTGAGCAGGCCACGCCCTTGAGTGTGCAATCTCACGCCCAGGATGGGTGCGGTCTGTGACTGGTAGGCTATGGGCTGGAACACCACAGTGTCCCAATAACTCATCACATAGAAATTGCCCTGGCAAGGAAAGCCGTCGATCACGGCTCCACGCACAGGCACTTCCAGTTCGTTGGCCACTGTGGCCAGGGTGGGTGCCCAGGTGTCGGGGCCGGAGTCCACACCAAAATTCTGGCTCCAGAGCACCGTGTAAGGTTGCTGTAGCACAGTGCCTGTGGAGATCACATCCGCTGTGAGATTGCCCGCTATCAGGATCGAACCCACATTGGGTGTTGAAAAGATACGCATGAAGCCGGCTGTGAGGCTGGACCAATCTGTGTTGTAGTTCCAAACATAGTTGTCAGGTGCGGCATCATACAAACGAAATTCGTTCACGGCCGGTAGCAGATACATGGGTGCCTGCACCGAGTCATTGATGAACAGGATGGTGCCGTTCCATGACGCTGTGATAGGCACGATCTCTGAATAGCCTGCGATAGAGATGCTGGGATTGCCACCCACACCAGGAGTGATGTTGGTGATGCCGGATTCTGTGATACCATACCAGCGACCCGCGTCTGCGGCGTCAATAGTGGCCACGATATACCACCACACATTGTTGTTGCGGAATCCACCAGTGACGAAGATGGGCCGTTCTCCCGCAGGCACTGCACTGAGAATGTATTCTTCTCCGGGCACGGTCTTTACACTTCTCACATCTGTCTCGATGTTGCGGCCGTCGTTGTATTCTGTAGGCTGCAGAGCGGCCGCAGGCACATCTGGCGTCCAACTCATGTTTGTAAACGGTGTCTTTACGGTCTGGAAGGTGGGTCCGGCCATGTCTGTCCTTAGTATGTGCTCAAGGCCACCCGTTTCCAGGTATTGGCGGAGGTGCACACATAGATGTAGTTGGCATCCCAGCGTATCTCGCCTGCTGTGCCTGTGGCATTGTTGGCCGTGGTCTGCAGGGATCGTTTGATGTTGTTGTCGGTGCTGCAGAACAGCGTGCCCAAGATCTCAACACATCCGTTGTCCATGCTGAGTCCACCGCCGCCTATCTCATCAATCTGAACCGACCCAAAATCCACGATTTCGCAAAAGGTCGAGGCATTACCCGAAATCTGGATAGTGCAATTACCCCCACGGTATTGACCGCCGGTGACAACCCCGGCTACATTTTCGCCGGCAAAGATATTGCCAAAGAAGCCGCCAAAAGTTGTCACCGGATTGTTAGCATTGGTGGTAATTTGGAAGACATTGGCCACACCGTTTGCACTAATATTGATCCCCCCATTGGCGATGGGTATGCTGACATTTGATGTGCCATTGCTGATAGAGGTGCTTGAACCGCCGGCAGGACCCGTGGCTCCTGTGGGTCCAGTTGCTCCCGTAGGTCCGGTTGGCCCGCTCGCTCCTGTGCCTGTGGGTCCTGTGGCACCAGTGGGTCCTGTGGCTCCAGGACCACCTGTGGGTCCCTGTGGTCCAGTGGGTCCAGTTGATCCTGCAGGTCCAGGTGTGGTTGATGTGGGTCCTGTAGGGCCAGTGGGTCCGGTAGATCCTGTGCCGGCGGGACCAGTTGATCCAGTATTACCGGTCGGACCAGTGGCTCCCACAGGGCCAGTAGCACCTGTATTACCAGTAGATCCTTGTGGACCAGTGGGGCCAGTGGCGCCTGCTGCACCTGTGGGACCAGTGGGTCCGGTAGATCCTGTGCCGGCGGGACCAGTAGGACCAGTGGCTCCATCTGCACCTGCGGGGCCTGACGCACCTGCGGGCCCTGTGGGTCCTGTGGCTCCGGGTGGCGCACCTGCCGTGGCGAATGTGGCGAAATCTTCTGCGGTGACAGTGAAGTTGTCGCCGGATTGCACTATGGGTATGATCGCAGCGTTGGCTATGTTGCCGCCGATGGTGGGTAGTTGACTGAATTTTACATCTGCCATTTTGTTATTCCTCTATGAACTGATCACCGGTTTCGGTGACCAGGTTATCTTGTGCGATCTCTGTCACAAAGTCGGCCGCAAACACACTCACGGTGCCCATCTCTACGCCCTGTCCCAGTTCGATGCCCTGACCTATTTCGATCATTATGGCTGCTGGTCCTCTATGTGTTGCACCCAAGGCTGGCCCTGATCAGTGTCATCAAAATAGTGATCTGCGTGGTGCTGATCCATGAGATGCTGCCACACATCATCGGTGACCAGGATCACGATTTCGCCCGCGCTATTGCTGCTGAATGAAAGCGCCAGGGCCTGCAGATCATGCTGCAGATCCGTGCTCATGAGATCAAAATCCATTTGATAGAGTCGTAGTATTTTCATGTGTTGTCGTCAGTCCAATTCTGGGTTCCTGAGGCACCATCAAAATGCAACAAACACAGGGTGTTGGGATCATCCTGGAATGGTGTGGTAGGGGCTGTGAAATTGGCAAAATATCTGGCCACTGTGCTGAAACGGAATTCGTCTATGTAACCTCTATAGGTAGACAAGGTGAAGGTGCCAAATGTGCCTATACTGAGCCGTCTCGAGGTGGCACTTAGTTCCAAGGCCACGCTGTTGTTTGCACTGGCTTCTCTGGTGCCATCGATATACAGGCTGTAGTTCCTGCCAGTGATGGTAGTGCTGGCCACAGTGGTAGTGGTATTGGTCTGCCAGGTGGAACCTGCTCCTGTGCCAGATATATTACTTTCAATATAGGTATTGGCAGGCACATTGGTTCCAGTCAGGAATAGTCCCACACTGATCGCACCACTGCTCACTGTGCCTACTGTGAGCACACCCGAACTATCGATGCTGCTGGTGGCCATCACGGCACCCTGTGAGGCGGTCCTGACCACGGCCACATGATACCAAGTGGTTAGATTCAAGGCGGAACCACTGCTCATCAATGCGGCCGCATCTGAACTTGAGCCGTTCCAGAAGGTAACGCGGCGTTCTTGTCCTGGGATATTGCGGTGTGTCTGGATCAACCAATCATTAGTGCCAAAACTACCACGGCTGTTCCAATCATTGCTGATGATGGAGGGAAAAGTTGAAGTGGTGTTGGTTTGGTTGAACCAAAACTCTATGGTGAAAGGATTGGTGCCTCTCACGAACCTGTTGCTGCTCGCGGTGTAGATAGCACTGTTCACATTGCCACCTGGAAAATTGCCAGATGTTGGTCCTATCTTGACTACGGTGCTGCTGAGCAGAGCAAGATTGCTGGGATTGAAAAAACTGGTGGCGTCTCTTATGCCAGTGAGATATTGCTGTCGTCCTGCAAACATCAGGCATATCCTCTTGAAAGACTGGCGTAGTAGGTGCTGCCATCGTAAAACACAGTCATGATATCAGTGATGCTGTTGCCTGTGCTCAGGGTCTTGAATCCACCCGCAAACTTCATGGTGCTGCTCAACAAACGATTACCAGTAGCGTCTTGTGTGAGGATGAGCGTGACACTCTGTCCGGATGACATGTTGCCAATAGAGTTGGCCGTGATGTTGCCGGTCAGCGTCATGGTCTGGATGGATCCGTTGTTTATATCGATATTGGCGGCCAGGTTGCCTGTGGCATTGCCAAACGCATACACGGTCTCAGCGAAGGTCAGCATCTTCTGTTTGCTGGTGTTCACTAAACCTGTGCCGTTGGCTGTGAGCGTGACATTTCCATTGGCCAAACTGGTGATAGCAAAACCATTGGCAAAGATGTTGCCTGCCAGGTTGCCACTAAGTGATCCACCGCCGCCACCTGCGGAATCAATTACCACGGTGTTGTTGCCCGAGTAACCCACTATGGTCACATTGGCACCTGGTGTGAGCGTTAGTGTGCTTTCGCCAGAGGCTACCAGCGATGTGCCGTTGGCACTGACTGTGGCAAACGCATTGGCTGCACCACCGGGTCCTGTAGCACCTTGTGGTCCTGTGGGGCCTGTGGATCCAGTTGAACCAGCCGGACCCGTTGGTCCAGTGGCTGCTTGAGGTCCGGTTGCACCAGTAGGACCAGTGTCCCCTGTAGGTCCTTGTGGGCCCGTTGGTCCTGTGGCTGCTTGGGGACCAGTAGCACCAGTAGGACCAGTTGCTCCAGTGGGACCAGTGTCGCCCTGCGGTCCTGTGGGTCCTGTGGCTGCTTGCGGACCAGTGGGTCCTGTATCGCCTTGGGGTCCAGTAGGGCCACTTGCTCCTACTGGACCAGTATCACCCTGTGGACCAGTTGCTCCTGTAGGCCCTGTGTCACCTGTGGGGCCAGTATCTCCTGTATCGCCTTGCGGTCCGGTAGGACCAGTTGATCCTTGTGGGCCGGTTGCACCTGTGGGGCCAGTATCTCCTTGTGGACCAGTAGGGCCACTTGCACCAACAGGTCCTGTTACACCCTGTGGTCCTGTATCTCCTTGTGGCCCTGTGGGTCCACTCGCACCTATGGGACCGGTTGCTCCGGCAGGGCCTGTCGCACCAGTTGGACCAGTGTCACCAGTTGATCCTTGAGGTCCTGTATCGCCTTGTGGTCCAGTAGCACCTGTGGGACCCGTTGATCCGGTAGGACCGGTTGATCCTTGAGGTCCTGTATCGCCTTGTGGTCCAGTATCGCCCTGCGGACCCGTTGCTCCAGTGGGACCGGTTGATCCTGCGGGTCCAGTGGGGCCAGTTGCTCCAATCGGTCCTGTATTTCCCTGCGGACCAGTGTCGCCGACTGGTCCCGTTGATCCTTGAGGACCAGTGTCTCCAGTGGGACCTGTGTCACCCTGTGGTCCAGTATCGCCAGTGGGTCCGGTTGGTCCACTGGCTCCGATAGGACCTGTGTCACCTTGAGGGCCAGTAGGGCCAGAAGCACCAATTGGACCCGTCACGCCTTGTGGTCCTGTGTCGCCCTGAGGTCCGGTTGGACCTGTGGCACCCGTAGGTCCGGTCACGCCCTGAGGTCCTGTGTCTCCTTGCGGGCCAGTAGGGCCGCTGGCTCCAATAGGACCAGTTGATCCTTGTGGGCCTGTGTCACCCTGTGGGCCAGTAGGACCACTTGCTCCGGCAGGACCTGTGGGTCCGGTAGAACCACCAGTGGCCACGATCCAATCCACATCGTAATCTGTGCCTGAAAGTTTGCCCAGCACATAGGTGGTGTTTCCACCTGTGGGCACAGCACCATTGCCAACAAATGTGTTGGCTGAAACGATATTTGCACCAGTGATGTTGCCGCCTGATCCGGTTACCTGTATCTTGGTTGATGCTATCACATTTGGCGTGGTCAACTGCGTGGTGGCATCGACTGTGGCGAATGAACCTGCGGCTGTGATAGTGATGTTGCCACCGGCGAGATTGCCTGTGTAGGTAGGCAGGAACGCCGCCACATTGGCATTGCCATAGGTCGCGGGCAGGCCTGTGAGTTGTGATCCATTACCAAAAAAGTAACTGCCAGTTATATTACCAGTGGCCACCATGCCTTGCGTGGTCTCAATGTTGGCTGTGGCGATGATATTGGCCGCACCCAACTGACCGTTGTAGGTGGGCAGGAATGCAGCTACATTGGCATTGCCGTATGTTGCTGGTAGGCCTGTGAGTTGGCTACCATTACCTAAAATAAACGAACCAGAGATGTTGCCCGCGGTGATGATGTTGTTTGTAATCGTGCCCGAAGCCAGCAAGGCTTCCACATTGGCATTGCCATAGTTGCCGCCTGGTGAGAATGGTGCACCATTGGCGTAGAAATAGTTGTTGCTGAAAATGTTGCCCGCTGTGAGGTTGCCAGTGGTGGTGATGGCATTGCCCACGGTAAGCGTGTTGCCTACAGTGGCTGAATTGGCCACGGTTAGGTCGATGGTATAGATCGAATTGGCATTGATGTCATTGCTGATCGCTATGGCACTGCCTGTGGTATCATACAGACCAGTGTTGTTGCCGGAGTTGATCGTGGTCATGCTTGGCGGTCCTTATTTCAAGTTGTAGGTCACGGCCCTGCGAGGTTGGAATATCGAAGTCAACCTGGTGTTGCCACCTGACCACTTGCCGAGATTGTTCTGATCTTCCACGGTGTTCACGGCGAGATCAAATTTTGATTTGTAGATCTGTGCGTCTTCGGGTGAGTGACGCTTGATGTAGTATTCGTGCAAGGCTCCATACACATAGCCTTCTGGGAATGATTGCAGCACCTGGTTGCTCTGCACCGTGCCCAGCAATCTGATGTTCGTTACGGTTCCTGCTGTGGGCGTGGTGCCTGACACAGCGATGTTGATAGAAGTGGCCGAAGGCTTGCCGGTCACTGTGACTGTGCCCACGCCTACGGAACCTGTGCCCGCAGTGGCAGCAATCTCGTCGCCAATCTCTAGACCAATGTTGGTGGTCATGCCCGTGATGGTGGCCGTGAATGTGGTCACAGATCCAGAGATCGATCCCACCGTGCCCGTGGTTGAGATGGTCTGCGTGGTAGGTGTGAACAGCAAATTCCAGGCACGATAATAATACATGTTGATGGCAGTGCCCTGTCCCACGAACGGCACGAACTGATAACTGTCTCCTACCTCCGAAAACTTGCCGCGGATCACCGCAGGCACATTCACAGGGTTGAGATAGAACTGGCTCACAAGACCCATGGTTATGATGTCTCTGTCGCCCACACGATCATACACGATCCAAGGACCAGTGGTAGAGAACGGCAATTCACCAGTGGCCGATCCGGTCTGGAAAAACAGGATGGGTTTGTTCATGTCTTCGGGTATGGGCAACAGGCTGTTGGCTCCCACTGTGCCGATGTATTCTGGATCATAGGGATCACTACGCAGGGCCGGCAGTTCGATGTTGCGCAGCATGAGTTCGGCCTGGAAGATGGCCTGCTTGATCTCGGCATCGTTGCTGCTGCCGGTAAAATCTTTTAGGTATGTGACCAAGGCATCAGCCGATGGTATCATGAAGGACATTTATTGGAATCCTTTGAAGTATTTCTGCTGTCCTGCAGCAGTTGGGTAAGGCACATCTATGGGGATGGGCAAGCGACCGCCGGGATGGCACACGAACTGGTTGTATTCCCGCTCTACCACGCGATAGAACTGGGCTTTGAGCGTGCGATCATGCTTGAGCACTGCCCAGGGCATGCCACCAAAATATCTATCTGAAATCTCTATAGAGATCACACGCGGCAGGTCCATCCATTTGTAGGTGAGTTCTCCGTCATCGCCTATGGGTGCCAAGGGATCTGGATAGCCCTGTTCTGCTGCCCGGCGATATTCCTGGCAGCGCCTGGCCACAGCGGCCACATTCATCTGTTCGCGCCGGATGAAGAACCGGCCACCTTCGCGTCCAGTGGTAGTTTTGATGTTGTTTGATGCGTTCCAGTCGGTGCGTGTCCAATCACCTTTCATTTGCCGGAACAACCGGTCGTTCTGCAGCAACTTGTCTGCCACACCGTTGTGGTTCGTGACCACTCCGCCGTGATCCTGGCGGTGATAATCCAGGTTTGTTTCTACATCTGCAGCGTCTATGTAATGGGGTGGGTTGATGTGGTGGGAATCGGTCATACGGATATTTAGCGCCGACACGCGATATGCTCAGTGTTGCTATAAAAAAAGCCCCACCGGAGTGAGGCTTTTAGCAGGTTGATGATGCCTAGGCTTAGTAGGTATCGCCAGAACCTTCGTTGGTGCGAACAACAAAAGCAGCACCACGCGGTGCTGTAACTGCCGCACCAGTGGTGGAGATGTTTTGCAGCACGCCCACACCTGCGGGGTTGCGAACGATCAAGGTTCCTTCCATGATGAACTGGTCCAAACTGGCGTCAGCGTTAGAGAACACTTCGTTGTTGGGTCCCAGATCACGCAGCGAGCCCCACTGGAGCACATCTTCGTTCAGGAAGTAAATCAAGTCGCTCACACCACTCTGATCCATGATCCAACTATCAAAGATCTCGTAGGTGTAGTTGAAATCGCCCTCATAGGTGCTTACAGTGTCGCCACGCTCAACATTACGACGGTTGATCGAAGTGTTTGAAGTTCCGATCTGGTCCGAGATCATGGTGCGCAGGCTTGTGGGCACGACCATGCAGCGGATCTTTGCGTTGTAACGCTGTTCAGCCACAGTGACCAACTGCTTGTAGATTGCCGGAGCAAACAACTGGTTGGTGAATGTGCCGGTATAGAACTGGCTACCATCAGCAGCAATGTTGAGATTGCCCACATTGGCGGTTGACGAGTCTGTGGTCTCATTGTTGGTGTTGGTGGTGATGTTGGCGATGGCAGCACCCGACGGGTTGAACGAGCGGGTGCCTGCGAAAGCACTGAGCGATCCCATGCGACGACCAGTCTGCTGGGCGCCACTCAAAGCACCACCTGCTGAACCTGACTGGCCACCGTATTTGGTGCCGATCTGGTCGTCACGCACGAGTTGCTGTTCCACATCGAACATCATCTCGATCAACTGCTTGACTTCCTGATAGGCCTGCGGATCGCCACCCGACTGCTCAACAGCACGGGCTGTGCCAGATGAAGCAACTGTGGTCTGGAAGATCTGGGTATAGTTGCCCAGATTGTAGCGGCTGTTGGCTTCTGCGTTGTTGGCAGAAACTGCGGCTGCTTCTTGAACGGCCTGCACTTCTGGCAGACGATAGATGTCGTCGGTCCACAGGGGCAGAGTGCTGTTCACTTTGCGCTTTTTGGTCATACACATGTTCAGCACAGGTGTATCGTCCTTGACCCTGTTTGAAACATCAAGGTCGAGGTCCTTGACAACGATGTCAGTGCCAGGACTGGTTGTGCCGTTGCCAATGTTGGTGGTTGTAATATAAGACATTTGGGTCTCCTAGTTGTCTATTTACCGACTCCTTGCTGTTCTCAACCTCTGGAGTTGAGCCACTAACAAGTTGTCTGCGGCTTGAGTCGCCTCTTTGCCGCGGCCTTTGGCTTTGTCACGAAGGCTCTGGAGATCTTGATCCGTTGATCGCTGGCCAGCGGGCGCACCTTTGCGATTCTGCAGTTGGGCTATGCTGGCTCCTGCGCTTTTTGACGCAGGTCGGTCGCGGAACTTCAAGCCATCCCGGATCAAGCCCAGGATGAATTCGTCTGACGCTATCAGATCTATGTTGTCTACACCTGGCACCAACTGTTCCTTGGCACCTTTCCATCCTTTTGCGACCTTTTCGCGTATCTCATTGTAGACATATTCGTTCTTCAACTCTTTGTCTGTGAATGCCTTACGGTTGTTGTCAAGTATGGTCTTCACCTGCTCGCGCCGGTGATCGTAGAACTGGTCTATTCGGGGTTTGAGTTGGCGTATGGTATCGCTCTGTTGGGCGATATAACGCTCGTTCTGTTCCATGCTCGCTCGGATACGGGCCTGCTGAGCAGGATCCCCCGTCTGTGAGAGTTGTTGCTGGAATGTGGCTTGGTAGCCCTGGGTCTTTACTATTTCGTCATAGGCTTGTTGCAAACGCGGCTGTATGGTGAACTCCATGGCCAAGGTAAGGCCATCCAGTTGCTGCCTGCGCTCGCGTTCGTATTCCTCGAACTCGCTCTTCTTGATCTTGAGTTCTCTGGCTTCTTCGTGGATCGCTCCACCTTGTCCCAGTATGCTCGCGGCCTTTCGGGCATCAATGATCACTTCCTTGCCATTGCGCATGAAGCGGAATTTGGCGTTGGGGTTCGTTTCTGCGAACTCTATGAAGTCAATGACCTCTTGTGCTGTGGTGTCTGAGTCTGAAGCACTTACAGTGTCCTGGGTGTCTCCTTCTTCAGTGGCTCGGGCTGATACTTCGATTTCGGTGTCAGCGATTTCTGGCTCAATAGACGGTTCTTCACCGTCGGGTGCCACAGGGGTTGCAGTGTTTGCCTCTTCTGCACTACCTGCTGCGACTGGTTGGTCCGCGCCCGAACGATTACGCTGCGCGGCCTGGCGCATGGCGGTCATCTTGGCTGCGATTTGATCCAATCCTGGCATCGCGTTGTGTTGCGTGGCCGCACCGTCTATGGTGTTAGGGGCAACTGATGTATCGGTTGTCATGGTTTATAGATTTCCTTGGTTGCATCACGCGGGGTCGACGCAGGACCTTCCTGGTCGCTTACCACGCGATTTTTGTGATACACTGCTCGCTGCAGTGTGGCCACAAATGCGTCTATGCCCGACAGTTGGTTTGACAAGGCAACTCGTCGGGCATTTGAGTCTGCGTCGTGGCCGGAGACGCCGGCTATCACATCGCACACTTCAAAACGGAACTGGTGTATGAACTGCACCAGATCATGATTCTTCAAGAGGGCTTCGGCCTTTGAGCCCTGGTTCTTTATCGCGTCAGCCTGCTGTGGGGTCAGGCCACGCAGATCCGTGGAGGTAGCACGGATACGGCTGTTGTAGGCTTCGATCGCTTCTTCTTGGATCATATCTTATACTTACAGTTATCAAAGTGCCAGCGTTTCATTTGACTGATTCCGCCTTCGAGTTCGCAATGAGGACATGAGATACGGGCTTTTGGTTTTCTCATGCGCTGTTTTGTTTCTTCACTTTTAGGCACACCAGTTTTGCCCTCAGCATTGGCCAGTCTTGATTCTGGTCGCAAATTGCTGATACGGCTCTTGTTTCGTGTATCTTCAGAAGCACTGTATCCCCTGCGTGCAGCCACACCTTTGGCCACTGATTCTGGATCGCGACGACGGCCTTTCAAGAGCACAGAGTTTATCTGTCCTACCCTGGCTCTGATGGCAGGATCTAAATCCCGCACACCATCACCGCCTGCTGTCATGTTGACCAATTCAGATTCCAAATCACGGAAACAGTCAATCAACAAACATTCATGACTGTAGGCTTCATGTTCTGTAGGCCAATGAGCAAGAAGTTCTGAGTCAAATCCATGTTTGTCTGCAATACGACACCACCAAACATTACGCCCATGTCTGCTCCAGGCTCGTCTGCCAGAACCTTTGCCAATGTAGAACACAGCATTGGTGTCGCGTCGGCGATGTAGATAGGTGTAATACATCATCCGTTGTAGACCTTGGGGTCTCCCAAGGCCATGCTCATGAACTCTAAAGTGTCATTGGGGCTCTGACCAGTCATGTTGAATTGTATTTCGGCTGCTTTGGCTTTGTTCAACTCTGCCTGTGCCAAGTCCTTCTGATCTTCTGGTGTTGGCTGTGCTGTTTCAGCGGCTTGTGCGGCCTGCTGGATCATGGTGCGAACTTCTTCGTCGCTGGGGAGGTAGGTATCTGGATCTTTCACTCCCAAGATATACAACATATCCTCGTAGGGCTTGCGAACTTTATAAAAAATAGTCTCAGTGAGGCTGCCCTGCTGGGCCATCTGTTGCACAGCAGCATACAGTTGTGTCTGTGCCTGCTGTATGATCTGTATGCGGGCCATCTGGTTCTCTTCCGATAACATGCCCATGGCCAGTTCCAACTGTATCATCTTGCGATCACTGAAGTTCATGTTGTCCCAGGCCACATAGTCCAGATATTCTGGCCGGCCGTCAGGATGGAACTGTGCGGCCAGTTTCTTCACGCCGTAGTCATCACCATACTGTATCAAGGTGCGCCACACCAACCAAATGGCATCACGCAGGCCTTCTGAAGCACACTTCACGGCCTGGTCCTGTATGATCTGGTTGGGAGTGAGCGCGAGTTGTAGTTTTATACCGCTATTACCCGGTGCCATGACCTCAGGATTGAATGTGTCCTGCGGCGTGGTCATGCCGATCATGGCCATGGTGTCTTGCTGGATGCGTGTTAGCGCCTGGTCCAGGAAGCCTATGTTGCCCGATGGCGGCGGCACCTGGTAGATGTCCGTGGCTGGATCAAACTTTGAGTCCAGCAAGAAGATCGCCGCTTCGCCATCCTGCAGCATCTGGAAGTCTACCTTGTCCGCTTTCACGCCCATCCTGGGTGTGGCCGTGAGCAGGCCCAGCATGATCTCTGCGCGGGCCGCTGCCGTGGCGTATTCCTGCATGGGCACCACTGACTCCGCGAAACTCATGCCGTAGAAATTGCCGGGCAAGGGTTTGGGGCACATGTTGGCCACGGGTATGAACTCCACTTCCTTGGCAGATATGATGTATTGTCCGGAATACACCACCTCTACTAACTCTAACTCACCATCGCCGTCGATGTCATAGCGGTTCCATATGGTCAGCACAGTGATCCTGCGTGCGTATTCATCAGCGCTGTTGCCGGATCCCACGGGTATGCCCTGCACCGGCACGGAATCTCTGGCATGTATGGCCATGTTGTTCAAGACCGAACCTGACTGGTAAGCACCGTTCTGGTTGTATTCAGCGAACTCCTGGAACAGTTCGAGATCGATGTCGGGATACAGTTCAGTGGCTTCTGCTATGGTCATGTCGTCATAGAAACCACAGAAGGGCTGATCACGCACAGTGGTGATGGTGGGGTCGCACACCCAGTAATGCTGGGCGATGTTGCGGAACTGGATGTTGATGTTGTAGCCAGTGAGTTTGTATCGGGCTGAATACACCGTGTTGCGCAGGATGGCTTCGGCCATGGCGTCTTCGCCCTGCTCCAGTTCCAGATTGGGCATGTCCATGTCCACTGCGTCTGCGGAGGCTGCGTCCAGGCCCGCGATGCGCGAGTCGATCTCTGCCTGTTGTTGTTCTTCAGGCAGGGCTTGCATGAACTGTGCCATCTCGGCCAAGACCGCTGCCATGTCTACATTGACCTTCCTACGGCTCTGGCGCTGGAAATCCAGGCCCGAATCCGCTGCCTGCTGCTCAAACGCACGCAGTTGGTCGCGTGTGCCCTGCGTCGTGACATAGCGTGTGATCTGCTCGCGTATGGGCAGGATCATCATCATGCCATTCTTGTGCATCACGGCATCCATCACCCACTGGCTCAGCATGTGGTGCGGATCGTTCATCTCGTTGATGATCTTGCTGACCATGTTGGTGGCCTGGCGTGCGGCTTCGTCGTCGCCTTCGTGGTCCGGCATGAACTCAAAGTTGATCTCGCCGTTGGGCGCCAGACCTTTGGCTATCACTGCGGTGGCATAGTCCACTGTGGGCTTCACACTGGGATGGATATAATCTATGCCGTTTACGGGCGCGGTAGATTGCTGCACTGCCAGCATGAGATAGTGATAGTCTGATGCGCGGTTCACCTGGTTCTTGGTGGCGGTCCACTGCAGATAGGTGTTGGCCTTGGTGTCCAAGAGATTCTTCATCTTCACGAAACGGGCCAAGCGGCTGTTGTTGGTGTTGAGATCTCGGATTACTGTATTCTTGATATCGAGCACTGGCGTGTCCTTTAGCGTAGTGTTATTTAGCGGCGATCGCTAGAACTGGCTCACGATGGCCGACATCACGCCCATGACAAACATCATGATCAACCACTTCTGGAACTCGTCTGGAGGTATCATTGTGTGCTAAAGGTTCTTTTCCAGGCAGGTCTGTCGTGATCATATCTGGGCCGCATCAGTATGTCTCTGGCATCGGCCATCCTCTGCTGTGGTGTAAGGCCATCCCAGGGTTCCGCCCACCCATTCAAGCAACCCAGCAAGGCATAACGGGCCGAATCTATTGTATCATCAGGATCGGAGAAACGGCCCTGCTGATCCACATAGTAGTTCTGTGCTTCACGCAGGAAGTCCGCACAGTTCTCGTTCACATGCAAGGTGCCCGCTTCCAGCATCTGTCGCATCACATTCACACCGAAACTTTTGTGGTTCGTGGTCCTGCCCTGCAGGTCAGGTGGATTCTGTATGGGTTTCTGGCACACATTGAGCCCGTATTCTTCAAACATGTCTCGGATCGATGCTGAAGTCATGGTATAGCGTCCAGGCGTGCCCGCATCTGGTGGCAACACTATGGGACAGCCTATCACTTCAGGCCGCATCAGGTGCTGGATGTAGTTGGCGGGATTGGCTTCATCTACACCCCTGACAGTGATCTGTCGGTGCAGCCAGGCTTCGCGTTCGTGCGGATCCCAATACATGAGGGAGATCACTGTGCGGTCGTTGACCAAGCCAAGGTCCAGGGCAATGATCCTGTCAATGCCGGTGCGAGGTTCAAATTTATAATCCTGTCTGCCGTAGGTGGGCCACTCACGGATCTGGAACACGGCACCCTGTCCCATGATGGGTCGCCCAGCGATGCGTGCTTCACGCTCGTGTGGCAGGTAGTCACGCTCCAGTTGATCTCTTGTGCTCTGCAACAGGAACGGTTCGCCCCAGGGATCGTATTCGGGCACATCCGACCAGGCCACACGGATAAAGTCATAGCCAGCCTCACGATTCCAGAACTTTGATACGAGTCCGTTGAGACCTTTGAGCGGTGTGAATGAACACAGCACCTGTCCCTGCGTGGTGGCTGTGCGTGTCACGATCTCTGAGAAGAAGTCGTCCGGTGGTTGCTCGTCAAACACAGCCAAGTTCAGTTTGAAACCCTGCATCTGACGCACCTCTTGCGTGTAGTTGGCAAACAAGAGATAACTCTTGCTGCCTGATACATGCCGCACTTCAACGCCGATTGCGTTGGCACCATCGCCGCGTATGGTTTCAAAGATGATGCTGTGTCTGGGTATGGCACCGGTGCCGATCTCGTCCACGATCTTGATGTCCTGTGTGCCCAAGAGTTCTTTCTGCAGCACCAAGGCCACCTGGCTCCAGCCTTCGCCTGCGACCATGGCCGTGATGGCTGAGTCGAATCGTTTGCCCTGCCACCAGTCTGGATAGATGCCGGTGAGATGCATGGCTGTTTCCGAACAGGTGCTCACTGTCTTACCAATCCGGTTCGCGGCCAGGATGCCTCTGCGGTCTGTGCGGGTCTCAAAGAACCGCCGCTGGTGCTCAAAAGGTCTGAAATAACTCAGTTGGTGGTATCGCATGTGCTCCGCAGTGGCGATGACAAGTTCCTCAAACGCTGACCGTTGGGCCTGGGTCATCATGGTGATGCTGTCAGGCTTCAATCCATGCAGGTCGAGACAGTATCGCAGGGCACGCCGCATGAGCACAGCGGGATCGATCATAGTTCATTGCCCCAGGCATCCCAGCCCGGGTAGGGTTGCCGTGCAAACATCTCTAGCCTGCGTGCCTGGGGCCACATGCGAGCGATGCGATCCTGCACCGCACGCGGTTTCGTGCTGTGTGTGGTGCGAGCCTCACTGACCAACTGCCGTTCATTGCGTGTGCCGCGTGGTGCGGGGATGCGTCCACGCTTGAAGCACAGCACAGGTTCGGTCTGTGTCATGGTATAATAGCCAGGATTCACACGCTGTTTGTCCCACACGAAAGGGGTATGCACATAGCGGAAACCCCAGCCGTGCCCCAATGTGATGGCCTGGTCCAGGTGTGGCCAAGTGGCCCACATGAACAGCAGGCAATCCGCGGCTGACCAGTTTGCTGGTGAAATCTCCTGGACCATGTCTGTCACCGTCATGGTTGGGTAATGCTGTTGTGCCGATCCAGATGGATCGGATCCTGCACCACCATGTTGTTGCTGTCCCTTGTAGTGCCAGGGTGGATCCGCTATGATTATATCATAGGGCGGCTGGATCATCTGACCTCGCGGTAGATGGTGTAGAGGCTCTCCAGGGCCATGGCCATGTTGCGTATGGCCTCGGAGTCAGCGGGCCAGGTGCCAGGATCATGCAGATCAAAGCCTTCGGGCTTGTTCAACATGCTCTGCAGCCTTTCCGCAGTGAGCCGCATGCTGTGTTCTATCTGACCAGGGAACTTCTCGCGGAACGCTTCGCGATGCGCCTGCAGCACTTTCTGTGCTATCTTTGTATCCTGTGTTTCCTTGGCTGCTATGGCTGAACGGATTTCGGGCGAGATCATTCTGCTGCCCAGGGGTAGCTGATAGCACTGTGATCCAGAGTGATGAAGTCACGATCTATCCACACGGACCAGAAGTTGGTGTTGTTCACTTTCTTGGCCATCATCAAGGCACGCAGGCGCTTGCCCATGGGCGTGAGCGTGCCATCCGCACGCTGTATGATCTG